TATTGGAACGACTTCTCCGAGTGCACCTTTGCACGTTAATAGTATAACTACTGGAGAAGTTTTAAAGTTAGAATCAACATCTGCCCCTTTTATTAGATTTATTCTTGGTGGTCAAGAAAAAGGATTTTTACAATTTACAAATACACACGCTTATTTATCAAATCAAGCTAATGGTGATTTTAATTTTAGAACTAATAACACAGATAAATTAATAATAAAAGCTGACGGAAACGTAGGTATTGGAACAACAAGTCCAACTACAAAACTTCACATTTCTGGGGGTGATATAAGACTAAGTAATGTTGGACCTATTTTTACAAATGAAGCCACAAATGGTACATCTGGGCTTAGAATTAATACAATAGGAGCAACTGGTGGAAGTTTGGTTAGAATACAAGGAAACGGAGCAACTAAATTTCAAGTAAATTTGAATGGAAACGTACTAATTGGAACAACAACTGATAACAATTCAAGATTAAGAATATTAGGTGCTACCTCAGACACCACACAAAATGCTTTAGAAATAAGAAATTCAAGTTCAGCAGCTTTATTTACATTAAGAAATGATGGAAGAATTGATACAAGTGGGGCCGTTCATTTAACTGGCTCATTAACTGGAACAACTGCAACATTTAGTGGTGATGTAGAGCTAGATGATGTTTTAACATTAAATGCAATATCAACTCCAGATGATCCAGCTGATGGTAAATCTTCAATATATATGGATTCAGCAGATGGAGATATAAAAGTAAAAATAAATTTAGGGGGAGATGTAGTTACAAGAACACTTGCTTCTTTTAGTGGTTAATAAATAAAAATAAAAAAAAATGATAACTTATAAATGGGTAATTAGCTCAATGAATTGTGTAATAAAAGAAGTAGTTGAGGGACAAGAACTGCAAAATGTGGTAAATACAATTCATTGGAGAAGAACAGCAACAAAAGGAACAGAGGGAGAATCAGATTATTATTATGCAGATGTTTATGGTGCTATGTCTTTAACATCTCCAGATCCCAATGATTTTGTTTTGTATGAAAACTTAACAGAAGCGGATGTTGAAGCATGGTTGAATGAAATGACTGATCCAACTCCACAAGAATTGGATGAAAATCTTGCAAAAAATATTGAACTTCAAATTAATCCAGTTGAAGAAACCTTACCATTACCTTTTTAAAACAACAATAAAACATTTATAAAATGAAAAATCCAAAAGATATTATAGAAGTAGGCGTAGCAAACGGGGGGGTTCTTGGTTTATCATTAACTCAGTGCAATCAAGTTCTTTTATTTATTTCAACATCACTGGCAATAATTTTTACTATCTATAAATTCTATAAATTATCCAAGAAGTAAACATCATAAAGTTAATAACTTTCATTCAATCAATGTTTTGTTATAATTTTTTTTATAATTTTACAACATGAGATATTTTAAAATTTCTGAATTTGATTCTGGACTTCCAAATGAAGAGGGAACAGGAATTAATATGAGTCCTGTATTTTTAGACTTTATTGATGAGTTGAGATCAAGATGTAATTTTCCATTTAGAGTAACCAGTGGATTTAGAACGGAGGCCTATCAACAATCTTTAACTGATAGAGGTTATAAAACAGCAAAAAAAGGACAATCTCCACACTTAAAAGGATTGGCTGCTGATATTGCAATTTCAGATAGTGTAAAGAGAGCTCTTTTTGTAGGACATGCTTTACAATTAGTTCATGAATTAGGATTACCATTTAGAGTTGGAATAGCTGGGAAGGGAAAAGGTAATTTTTGCCATATTGATATTGATGAAGAGCGTACTAATCCAAGGCTCTGGATATACTGACAACAGCTAATAGAAAGAGCTGAAATACTTTCTTATAATTAAAATTTTACAAAATGTTAAAAAATTGGTTACAAACAATAGTTTTAAGGGGAATGGGTAATTCTCGTAAATTCTGGTATATGGTTATAGGTGTACTTACAACCATTTTTGCCGATACTTTTAATTTAAATCCTGATGAAGTAAATAATATTCTTATGAGTGTTGGTGCTCTTATACTTGGACAAGGATTTGCAGACATGAATAAAAAGAAGTAATAAATGAAGAGCAAATATCTAAATTATAAGGATGAGATATTAGAGCTTTTTGATGATGGGAAAAATTATATTGAGATATCCAGTTTCCTTATAGATAAATACAAACTGGATGTTTCAGTAGATACACTTAGAAAAAAGATAAGAGAGGTTGTTCATTATTTAATTGCTGATAAAGATATTGTTGAGTACAATATTAGACTTGCAAAACAGAAACAAAAGTTCCAAGATTTAAACAGAATTGAAAGAAAATCATTTAGAGAGGGAACAAGACAAGAAAACGCTCTGGCAGAGTATAACACTGAAATCATAAAACTATTAAAGAGAGAGAGTTTAAAGACTAAACTGAGTAAAAAGAAACATAATACTGAATCTGCAATTGTTATTCAGTTAGCTGATTTGCACCTCAATGAGCTTGTAGAATTAGAATCTAATAAATATGATTTTGATATTGCATCCAAAAGACTTCAAAAATACGCTTATAAAGTTAAAGAATATGTTAAATTCCATAAAGCAAATAAAGTGTTAATTGCAATAACAGGAGATTTAATTAACTCAGATAGAAGATTAGATGAAAAACTTGCAATGGCTACCAATAGAGCAAAAGCCACCTTTTTAGGAGTTCATCTATTAAAACATTTCATATTAGATATAAACGAAATTGCAGAAGTTCAGGTTTGTTGTGTTACTGGAAACGAATCCAGAGTTAATTTTGATTTGGGTTGGGTTGATATGGTAGCCAGCGACAACTACGATTTCAGTATATTTGAGATGTTGAGGTTACTTTTACCAGATATTAATTTCTTGAGGGGGGATGCTCTTGAATTAGTAGTTGAGATTAATGGGAAAAATATGTTGGTTATTCATGGTCATCAATTAGGAAGAATGGATTCTAATCAAGTTGGAAAAGTAATCTCAAAATATAGTGCAAAAGGAGTTATAATAGATTTTATAATATGTGGGCACCTCCATGAAACTATGATTCGTGATAACATTGCAAGAAGTGCTTCATTGGTTGGATCTAATGCTTACAGTGAGAATGCATTGAATTTAAGTGGAACAGCCGCTCAGAACATATATTGCTTTACAGATGATGGCAGACATGATATAAGAATAGATTTACAGGAAACAAACGGATGGGATGGTTACGATATAAAAGAAGAGTTATTTGCTTATAATGCAAAGAGTGCACAAAAAACACATAAAAAAGAAACAATATTCAAAATAATTATATAATATTGTAGCATATTTGTTAAATAGTACGTTGTTTAGTTGAAAAGGGAGTTGAATTTTAAAGGGGTTCAGCTCCTTTTTTTTATAGTTTACGTCAAAACTAACGAAAAATTGATGAAATGTTAGTAACTAAAACACACAAAAAACCAAAAAACTTTCATTTGCTAGGTTAAAAGATTTATTAAATTTATAGCTTATATGTTAAAAACTTACTTATATTTGTACCAACAAAAATTAATAACTAAAAACAAAAACAATGAAAACAACAATTTTAACAACAGAAATAAAGAAAGTATTACAAACTATTATTGATACTGGCAGTAAAATGAAAGATGGATGGAAATACAATGGAAATGGGGATGATGTAATAAATACCTGCAAATATTTAATAAGAGAGAAAAATTATAGCTTGAATGATTATGATGTTATGCATCAGCTACATGATAGATGGGCAGATAGAATCTCAATGAAATATTTTAATTATAATGAGCAAAGAAATTCAAAAAACTCAACTAAATATGATAGTATTATATCAGATTACTGTATTGAGTTAAACAGTATAGTTTCAGACAACAAATTAATTTAATAACTAAAAACAAAAACAGTGTATAAAATAACTCACAAGAAAACAGGATTTATTCATTACTTTAATTCAAAAGAAACTGCAAATTTTGTTAATGCTAATGGGTCAAAAAATTACAAAGTGGAAGAGGTTAGAACTTTAAATAAATCTGAAATCTTTTACGCTTTTCTAACTTTAACTTTAATGGCAGTTTTTACTCTTGCCTTTATTTATTATGCAACCAATTAAAATGGAAGAAAAGTTACAACCAGCACGATTAGCTCTAATGACTATGTTTAAAGTATTAGAAAAGGATATAATTCAAATGAAGAGTAGAAAACAAAAGAAAGTCCATGCTCGGATGTTTTATAATTATTATTTGTGGAAAGTTTTTAAAGTACCTCATAATGATATTAAAAAATATATTGATGGAATGCATCATGCAACCAGCATCTACTTAAAGAATAAATTAGAATTTGAAATAGATAAATATAATTTTGTTGCAAAGGAATGGGAAACATTTTTATATTTTGCAAAGTATCAAGAAATCAAAGAATTAAACAAAGAAAAAGTTAAACATTTGATAGATGAATATAAAAAGAAAAAAGAAAAAATTAAGAACTGTGAATCTAATTATATAGATATGGATGATTGGTTTAAATATAGTGGAAAAACAGAAGAAGATTCTAAAGAATATAAAAATCTAATGCATCAAACTAAAGCTGATATTATACCTAAAAAATCAAGAAAAGAATATTTTAGAGAATATTGGAGAAAAAGATCATTAAAAGAAAATACTAAAAAAAATTAATTAAATAAAAAAAACTATGAAAGGAATATTAGCTACAGGAAACACCGAAACAAAAAGAGAAATAGTTCCATCAGGAACTCACATTGCAAGATGCTACTCAATGATCCATATTGGAACAGTTGAATGGGAATGGCAAGGAGAAACAAAACACTCAAATAAAATTAGAGTTACTTTTGAATTACCTCATGAAATGAGAGATTTTTCAGGAGAACAAAAACCAATGGTAATAAGTAAAGAATATACTTTATCATTACATGAGAAGTCTAATCTAAGAAGAGATTTAGAGGGATGGAGAGGTAAATCTTTTACAAATAAAGAATTAGCTCATTTTGATATAACTAACTTAATTAGTAAAGAATGTAACATCTCTATTATCCACAAAACTTCAAAGAGTGGAAATGAATTTGCTCAAATAGGAAGTATTTCAGGAATGTCAAAAGGAACTGAGTGCCCGAAACAATTCAATGATTCTTTCATATTTAATTATGAAGATAACTTTAATGAAGATTGGTTAGAGTTACAGCCAGAATGGATTAAAGATCAGATTAAAAATACTGATGAATATAAAAGTAAAATGAATCAGAAAAAGTTCCAAGATACTCCAACTGATGATATGCCATTTTAATAATATAAAAAAATTAAAATAATGGAAATAATAATATGTATAATAATGTTATCAATAGGGTTTGCTTGTGGAATGTATTCGGCCTCAAATGCAGAAACTTATGTTGAAAATAGGATAAATCCTAAAATGAAAATGAGTAAAAAAGAATTGGGATTAAAAAAGAATAATGAATCCAGATAAATTAAAATTATGCTCAGAGGATTTGAAAAATTAACGGATGAATTAACAGATGATGAACTTAAAAAAGTTCCATCAATTGTTAAAGGTATTGGAAAAAGAATTGGAAAAGATAATGCAGTTACTTCTAATATTATTTGCAAGAAAATGGATCTGATTGGAGTAAGACTCAGAAAAATAATACACTTTATTAGAGTAAATAATTTACTTTATGGATTATGCTCAAACTCTAAAGGTTATTATGTTGCAAAAAACATTAAAGAACTTGAGGATAATAATAAAAGTTTACAACAAAGAATAACATCTCAAATAGAAATATTAAACGCTCTGGAAAAACAATCTGTTATGTTTGGAGGAACTGGAGAACAAACTGATTTTGAATGATGATTTATAACAAAGATTTTAGAGATATTATAAAAGATTTAGATAAAGAAAACACTTTAATTATTACTGATCCTCCTTATAATGTTGGTTGGAAATATGATACTTATAAAGATAAAATTTCTGAAGAAGAATATTTAGAATTGTTTTCTCATTTTAAAGGATTTAAATTAGTTGTTATCCATTATATAGAGGACATTATTAAATATATAGTTCCAACAATGGGAGTTCCTGAAAAGGTTGTTCAATGGGTATATAACAGCAACATGAGAAAACAACATAGAAGCATAGCTTTTTTTAATTGCAAACCAGACTTTTCAAAAGTAAAACAAAAACCAAAGAATCCTGAAGATATAAGGGTAAATAGTGAGGTCAATATTTATGATTGGTGGAAAATTAATTTAGTGAAAAATGTATCTTCTCAAAAAGAAGATTATTCAAATCAAATTCCAGAAAAAGTTATTGGAAACATTATTAAAACAACATCTGAAAATGAAAAGATTTTTGATCCCTTTATGGGCTCAGGAACAACTTTGGCGGTTGCTTCAAAGTTAGGGATTAAATATATAGGCACAGACATATCTGAAAAAGCTTATAAAATAACAAAAGAAAGATTAAACAAAATAGAAAATAATTTATTTGCATGAACATAAAAAGAATCCAGAAAAGTAAAAATTATTCTATAATATCAAATGAGATATTGAGAAGAAAGGATTTGAGTTTAAAGGCAAAAGGATTAATGAGTTTAATATTATCTTTACCAGATTCATGGGATTTAACTGTAAACGGATTAGTTGAGATAATTAAAGAGTCAAAAAACACTGTTTACTCAATACTAAAGGAACTTAATGGGTTTGGGTATGTAGAACGTAACAGAATAACAGATAACACGGGAAAAGTGATTAAATGGGAACTTCTTATTTATGAACAACCACATACCAAAAAGCCACAACTTAAAAAACCAGATGTGGAAAAGTGCACACAAATAAGTACTGATAATAAAATAAGTACTAATATAAATAAGATATATTGGATTGATGAAATTCAAGAGTTAAATTATCCAAAAGAAATGAAAGAAGATTTTGTAGAATATTGGAGTGAAGAATCTAAAACTGGTAAAACAAGACAATCAATGCAAAAAACTTGGAATACTGAAAGAAGATTAAAAACATGGGCAAAGAATGATAAGAATTGGAATAAAACAAAAACATCAAAAATAGATGCTCAAATTGATTCTTATGTTGGAGCATTAAATTTATTAGAACAGAAATATAAAAACTAAATGAAATGACAGAACAAGAAGTGATATTTTTATTATTAGGGATCTTATTAGGTATGAAGGGAGTGATATTTATAGAATTAATAAAAAAGAAATAATGAAAGAACTAACTAAAAAATGTATTGGACTAATATCAAACACTTTAGTTCAATTAGGACAAACAAAGTCTGATAAGGATATTCTTATTCTTGCTTCAACACTTGCAGAGGACTTGATGAGAGATTTTGGAAACATGAGTTGGATTATGGTAGAGGAGGCCTTCCGCTCAGGAATTAGAGGAGATCGTTTTGTACTGAACGTACAAACCTATTATATATGGTTAAGAGCTCAGAAGAAATTAATTGATGAAGATATTTGGAAAAAGAACAATCAAGTAACTTATAGGCCAGATAAAAGATTATACAGGCCAAAGAAAGGAACAGGACTATTAACTATTAAAAAACTATTATGATAAAACAATTATTCGGATCTTATAATGATCCAAGAGATGAAAAGGATGAAGTAGAACACTATTGTAAGAATTGTGGAATGGAAGAGGTTGAAGAGAGAGGAGAAGTATGTGATGAGTGTTATGAAACTTATTTTTGTACTTGTGGTAAGTATAAAAAGGTTGAGGGTTCTAATTTATGTAAAGCATGTTTATTATGAATATCAATGAACTTTTTACTGTTAAATCAATCAAAAAAGAATTATGTAAAGAATGGTTATTAAAAAAACATTATGCAAAAAGAATACCATCAATAAATTATTCTTTTGGATTATATGAAAAGGAAACTGGAATAATGATTGGTTGCTGTACTTATGGTATACCTGCTTCAAATAACGCCTTGTTGTTATGTGGAGAAGAAAATAAAAGGTATGCTATAGAATTAAATAGATTAATAAAAAATGATAATTTACCCAAAAATACCCAAAGTTGGTTTGTTGGACAAACCTTTAAACTTTTACCAAAACCTCTTATAATATTAAGTTATAGTGATAGTAATAATGGACATAATGGTTACACATATCAAGCTTTGAATTTTTTATATACTGGAGAAGGAGGATCATGTTATGAATATAAATATAAAAATAAACAATATACATCCAGACATTTAAACCAAGAATGGATTGAAAAAAGGGGAGGTAAATGGAATAAAGAAGAAACTGTAAATAAGAATTTTGAAAATTTTGGTGGGGTTATAATACCTCAATTATCTAAAAATAGATATGTTATTTTCTTAGGGAACAAGAAAGAAAAAAGAGAATTTAAGAAAAAATTAAAGTGGGAGATTAAAAACTATCCTAAAAAAGAAAATAGAAACTATAATACAGATTATAAAACAATAACACAAACAGAACTGTTTTAACTAACAAAATGATGTTTACAACTTTTAAAACAAAAGAAACATATTAAAAAATTATTTATAAATTTGTAAAATGAGAAACGTCAAATCACTTATAACAATATTAAACAATATGATTACTGTTATATTACTAACTCCAGTTCTAATATTTGTTTATACAATTAAAATAATAATACAGACTCTTGAAAGCTTTTGGAAAAATAATTAAAGGAAAGATTATATTTGATGATAGAGCTAAATTCTTAAATGATGTTGCTAAATTTGATGATGATATTAAAATTGTTATTGAAGTAAGAGAAGCAAAAGATATTAGAACAAATGCTCAGAATAGACTATGGTGGAAATGGATTGAAATAATATCTGATGAGTTAGGATATTCAGATAAACAAGAGATTCATAATATACTTAAATATAAATTCTTATTAAAAGAAGAGATGATTGATGGAG